GTAAGATAAGATGGGTCACGATGGAGCCATCTTATGTTAACGTTGCATGCCAACCCCTTGCACATATGATGGCAGGGCTACTCAATCGAGTACCAGCTTTATATTCGGCTTTTAACCGTAGCTGGAAGGCATGGGACTTTGCTGATATGATGAGTATCAAGAGTCCAGACATATCACAGGATGGATGGACTGTCGGTGTATACGACTTGACATCCGCCTCAAACAACCTAGATAAGGGAGTTATGAGGGTCGCTGTAACAGAGTTTCTAAACTCGGTTTTCGGCGGATCCATGATATGGTGTTACATAGAGATTATCTTATCTCTATTATTCCGTAATCGGATTGTAACAATATATGAAGGACCTTCGATGTCTAAGGTCCTTCATCAATTCACTGCCAATAATGGCCTCCTAATGGGGAATGCCGGTACCAAGGAAATATTGGTCCTAGCAAGTGAATTGATTCATAGAAAGGTCAAATACGACCTTTCCATGAGTCTAAGACGCTCGTTCATCTGGTTAATAGCCGGAGATGATGTAGCAATGTATGCTTCACGAGCGATCTTTGACAAAGTACTCGAAATTCACCGGAGTCTCGGACACGAGATTCAGAGTCAGAAAACATTCTACTCAGACCGGTGGGTTCCTTTTTGTCAGGGTGGGATACACCTGTACAACGTGAGACTCTTCTGGCAGAAGAGACTAAAGGATCTCGAGTACTCGGAACAGTGTTGTACCGACACAATCATGTCGAGACTTCTTGTTCCTTTCGGAATTGAGTCACTTGAGGGAAACCCCTCTGCCCGTAATCCCGTGATTGGGAAGGGAGCAGCCTTGAAGAAACTGCTTGACTATTTTCCACGGAAGATAATGGTTCCTATGGTAATTCGAATATTCCATAGAAACATGGGATCCCTCATGTCAAGGGATGTCATGAATTTTCTTCCGGGTTCCATAGGTGGGTATGATTGCCCACACGAAATCCCTATTCAGGATTTATGGAATCGAACACAAAGGGAATTACCTGGAGTGTTCTACCCCTTGTTTAAATATTAAATTCAAGGGAGCGGACACCTATATGGGTTGACTACCTATTTAGAAGATGCCGCACGGGCATTTCGCCCAAGGGTCTGGAAAACCCTACTCTTGACGCTCTTATTCAAAGTTACGAGGTGGCTCTAACCACCCACGCCTTGCAAAAGAGCTATTGCTGGACAGAACTACAAGAACTGGCAGCAAAACGTTTAGAAGAAAACGGTCAAGATCCCTCACTGGTCTGTGTGAGGGATGTTAGGAAGGAGGCCAAACGTCGAAATTTGATGAATGGCTACGAATTTGCAGAAATCGTTGATCGCTCGAGTGCGATCAGAATCTTCTTCCTAGTGGCAATGGATATCATCCCCTTGTCACGAGCTTTACCAGAGAAGGGTATACTCAAATCTCCATCCAAAGTGTTGGAGGAGTTCCATGAGAACGAGCTTCCCGCCCG